TGACCGTCGACGGCCCACAGGATGTGACCGAGAGCGAAGAGTTCATTGATCTGATTGAAGAAGAACCAGATGGACGGCTCGACATCGATCCGTCCGTATTGAAAGATGCCCTCGTCGATGCGACGAAGGATACCGTGGCACAAGTGGTGAATGAAGAAGTTCGGGCAATGGTCAACAGGGTGTCTGGTCGCGTTGACTGAGTTCTTAAAACCAAGAGGTGAATGAAGATGCGATTGACTAGAGATGAGCTAACCGACCACATCAAAGAGCAGGTCGTTCCTCAGATTAAGGAATTCTGTGATAGCAATGTGGCCGAGCTAGTACGTGACAACATTGAGAAGGCTGTTGCTCCCATCCGAGAACGGACTGAGGCGCTCACAACGCAGGCCATCTCACACTCCAACAGTTCCACACAGCGGAAACGCGAAAAGGGTGAAGCCCTCGGTCGCTGCATTCGTGCGACGGCATGGGCCAAGCTCAACGACGCTGGCGTGGATGGAGCCATTGCTCAACTCAAGCGGTGGGGTGATGACGATCTTGCTGACAAGTGGCAAGAGGCACGCACGAAGGCGCTCTCTGCTGGCGATGCTGCAAGCGGAGGCTTCCTGGTGCCAGAGGAGTTCAGTAGCGAGCTAATCGAACTTCTCCGCGCACGGTCTGTCGTGCGGTCAATGGGCGCAACGACGATCTCCATTGCTGGCTCAGGGACGTTGAACATCCCGAAGCTCACAAGCGGAGCGAGTGCGGCCTACATTGGCGAGAACACCAACATTGGGCAGAGTGAGCAGGTCTTCGGAAACCTGAAGCTCTCGTTCAAGAAGCTGGCAGTCTTGACGCCGATCAGCAATGACCTTATCCGCTACAGTTCGCCTGGAGCTGATCAGGTTGTGCGCACCGACCTTGTCGAAGCGATGCGCGTCAAAGAAGATCAGAAGTTCATTCGAGGCGACGGCACTGACGGCGCACCGCGTGGCCTCCTGAGCTGGTGTCCAGGTGGGAATAAGATTGCCGCTGATGCGACAGTCAACCTATCGAACACGTTCCAAGACCTCGGCAAGTTGGTCCTCGCGCTTCAAGAAGGTAACGTGCCGATGACGAGTCCTGGCTGGTTGTTTGCTCCACGCACGGAGCAGATGCTGATGACCTCGTTGAACGCGAATGGCGTTCCGGCCTTCAGAGATGAAATGAGCAACGGTCAACTCTGGGGCTTCCCGTTTGCCTCGACGACCAGCATTCCCATCACGCTGGACACCACAGGAGCAGGCTCGAACGACGAGAGCGAAATCTACTTCTGTGATTTCAGTCAAGCTGTGATCGGTGAGAGTTCCACGCTGCAAGTCAGCGCAAGCGACACGGCGGCATACCATGACGGGTCCAACGTCATCGCGGCCTACTCGCAAGACCAGACCGTCGTCAGGGCGATCTCAGAGCATGACTTCGGGATGCGACACGATGGTGCGGTTGCTATTCTGACGGGCGTGGATTGGGCACCTGGAGCGTTCTAATTAGCACTGAATAATTGAGAGGTGAATCACAATGATCAATAGAGGATTAAGTCAAGCAGCGCAGTTCTCAGTGCTAGAGCATCACACCTTCGACGCTTCCTGCGGAAGTGTGAACGCCTCCAGCACCGGCAATGAGGTCATGGGCCTCATCGTCGACCGAGTCGGTCTCGGCGACAGCTTCAACTCCGCGAAGGCGGTCATGACGGCTGTCGGTGAGATTGGCACCACAACGGTCGACAGCGGCTTCATCGGCTTCCAGGTCAAGATGATGCACTCGTCGACGACCTGTGTGGGCGACTTCAACGAGTTGTCCACCGCCGACCGCAAGGGGCTTCAGGGTCTCTACATTGTCACCAACACCACAGCGACCAGTACCGGCAACGCATCTGGCCGCATGTCGACTGATGCGGGTATCAGTACCAGCACCGGGACAGCCGTGTGGTATGGCGACCTCGGAACCTATGCGCTGACTGGCGCACAGCGGTTCCTCAGTGTGAACCTGATGCCTGAAGTCCACGCATCGTCATCGGGCGGCAGTGTGCTTCGTATCGCTGGTGCGTTGGCCCTGGGCGACGTGCAACAGGCGCTGCCGAACAGTACGTCGACTGGTGTCGTAATTAAGACGACGGCGTAGACGAAGTGCTACCATTTGGCGATGCGGGTGACTGTTGTCGGGAGAGCCTTAGCCATAGATCGGGTGCATTACAACTGCGGCGAGACTCTTGGCGTCGATGACGACGTAGCGAACTCACTGATCCAGGCTGGTCGTGTCAAGGCGGCCAGCCTGGAATCAGATTCGTCGGTCCACACGGCTTCATCACCTAGCCCACCGAAACATCGACAGGCGCGAGTGCGTCGTCGTGTATCCACTGCCAAAGGTAAGGGAGCCTCATGAGTAGCAATGTGACCGATGCAGCAACCGAAAGCACTGGCGTCAAAGCTGACCATTCGTGTGCGGCACATCCGAAGGTGATTGACGCAGACAAGGCCATCGTCGAAGTCAGTCCTCCACGATCCGAAGTTGCCATCTGCGGGTTCGCGTCAAGCACGCGACACCTGATTCCTGTCGACGATAACCGTGTCGAGATATGGGGTCTGAATCAACTCTATCGGCACATCGACCGTGCAGACCGATGGTTCGATATTCACCGCAACTGGGAACAGGACAACGTCGAAGGCACCGATCATCCGAAGTGGCTGAAGGAGTGTGGGATTCCGATCTACATGGTCACACGAGACACGGACCTTCCCACGTCAGTCCGGTTTCCGATTGAGCGGATGATTGCGTCGGCGTCGGATTATTTCACATCGACGGTTGCGTACATGTTGGCCCTTGCCATCAGCGAAGGGTTCAGCAAGATCCACCTCTACGGCATTGACCTGGTCGTCGGCACCGAATACGAAGTTCAGAAAGCCTGCGTCGAGTTCTGGCTCGGCATGGCGCATGGAAAAGGCATCGACCTTAACATTCCGAGCGCCAGCGCACTATTAACGCAGACGCATCGCTACGGCTACGAGAAGCAGCCTGACACCGGTCCCATGCCAAACATCGAAGAGCTTACGAACCGAGCGAATGCCATCAGCACGGCCAAGAACAAACACATGGCAAGCGCGGCGACCCTCGACGGAGCGTTGCAAGAGATCGAATATCTCAAGCAGATCGCACAGCTACGCGCCAGGGGCGCGAGAATCCCGATCATGACGGAGCAGTAGAAGTGATCACAGTATGCGCCAGCTCGACCAACGAACTCATCGGCACCATGAGCGAACTCATGCGCGTGATCGGCGTGACGGCAAGTTCCTGTGGAATCGACGAAGCGCATCTCGCCGCCAGTCAGTGGACCGCGAACTATATCGGTCAACCGATCCATCGCGCTGTCTATTCTGAGACTGTCAAAGCCTACGGCGGTCTGAATCTCTCGCTGTCACGGACACCGGTTCGCGGTGTGCGTCGCGTCTTCAGTGCCACCGACACCGGCACGGCTACTGAGTTATGTAGTACTGATTATCGTCTTGATCAAGAAGGCGGCTTCTTAAATCGAGATAGAGGATGGGCGTGGACGGCGCAGAATTACTGGAACATTACCTACACACCGATTCCGAACTCGGAGACGGCTCCGTGGTTGGTCGAGTACGAAGCCGGATTCCTAAACACCAGCGGATCGAGTTCGACCGACACCGACACCTACGCGGTCACGTCAACGGATGCGACGATGCCGCAGGAGATTATCCGCGCCACGATGATCAAAGCGCGGCAGTTGTACGTGAATGCGGAAGGCGTTGTGAAGAGTAAGAAGGTCGGCGATCTCTCGATTACTTATGCGACCGAAGGCACCGAGGATATCGCCACGCAACTCCTCGATCCGTGGAGGCGATACTTCTAATGCCGATCAGTCGCTGGTTCGACATGATGCCACAGACGGTCAGCATTGCCTCTGTCGGCGCACTGAATGACTTTGGCGAGCCGAGCTACGGAGCGGATGTCTCGTACAAGTGCCGCATCGTGGGACGCGCTGAAAACGTGGTCGACGACACAGGGCAGGAAGTCTTCTCGCGGTCCCATATCTATCTTGGCAGCAATGTGAAGATCGGTGCGGCTGACCGCGTCACGCTCTCGACGGGTGATGTCGCGTCGACCGGTCAGCAGATTGTGAGTCCGACGATTCTGGCTGTGTCTCACATCCCCGATCAGACCGGACTTCATCACACGAAAATATGGCTGAAGTAATGGCAAAGAAGAAGGGTGTTCTTGTCGTGAAGGGTACGCATCAAGTGATGAAGAACCTGAAAAAGCTTGCGGCGTCGAACACGACGATTGTGGGACAGGCCATCTATACGGAAGCCGAACTCATCATGACGGCATCGAAGCGCATCGTGCCGGTCGACAAGAACCCTCTTCGAGCGAGTGGATTTGTGGAGCAGCCGAAATGGAAAGGAAAGACCGTCACGGTCGAGATGGGCTACAACACCGAGTATGCGATGTTCCAGCATGAGGACTTGCACTGGGACAAAAAGTCAGGCCGAGCGGTCAGCATGAAGTTGAAGCACAAACCAGGACGGCAGTCCAAGTATCTGGAGGCACCCTTGATGGCAGTGAAGGAAACAATCAGCAAAAAGATTGGCAAGCGCATCTATCAAGGGTGGCTCAAGGAGAATTTTCCGCAGTCATGACTTCGACTTGTTCAGCGACGATCAGCTTCACGCCGAGGACCGATGCGGTCATGCGTGAGATGGTCGGTCAGCTTACACGGTCGAGCGATGCGGTGCTGTGCGGCATTGTCTACGATGAGTTTCTGACGGCGGCGATAGCGAGAGATCGGTTGTTCGATATCACAC